ATATTATCGTCTGATAAGAATATGGAGACAGTGGATGCCCGGTATCTTCTTGTATCTCTTCTTTTCGAAAGTGGCATGTACCCTTCACAGATAGCCGCTCATATTCACAAAACCAAACGTGCAGTCAACTACATGATATCTAATTTCCATGAGAGGATAGAGAGTGGGAAAATGATGAGAATATATTGGGATAATATAAAGAATTTGTTGGGAAACAACTGATTTTCCATGAGTTATGATATGTATACTTTTGCATACGGTCAATTTTGACCGGGATACAAAATACAAATACTTATGGAAAGAACTTATGTTTTTAATTCAGACGGAGGCAATGGAGGTTCAGGCGGTAGCAAGCTTGACATTACCGCCATGCTTCCCGGAATGTTTGGGAACAAGGGGATAGACCCTAACCTGCTTGCCTTGATGAATAACGGCAACGGCTTTGGAGGACAGGACGGATGGTGGAGCATTATCTGGCTTGTTGTGATAGCAAGTATCTTTGGATGGAACGGCAATGGTGGCGGTTTGTTCGGTGGACGTGGAGGAAACGGAGCTAACGGACTTCCGGCAGAATTGGCAGGAAACGCAGGACGCGAATTGTTGATGCAAGCTATTCAGGGTAACGGTAATGCTATCTCTCAATTGGCTTCTTCATTCAACTGCTCTACCCAACAGGTTCAGACAGCATTGTGCAATGTTCAGAATAGCATTACACAAGTAGGTAATCAGGTGGGATTGTCAACCAACCAGATTATTAATGCTATGCAGTCAGGCAACCAGTCTATCCTTACTCAACTTGCCGATTGTTGCTGCAAAACGCAAACAGCTATTGAAAGACAAGGCTATGAAGGACGTTTGCAGAATTGCGAATCAATGAATGCCCTTACCAATACAATGAACAACAATGCATTGTCATTGCGTGACGGTGCTACTGCCAACACGAATGCTATCCTTGCTAAACTTGATGCAATTCAAAATCAGGCATTGCAGGACAAGATCGCATCTCTTACTGCGGAAAAGGCTACTTTAACAGCCGAAATATCCCAGCGTAATCAGAACGCCACTATCCTGAGTGCAGTAGGACAACAGATTGCTCCTTTGGCAGCCGGATTGCAGGCATTACAAGGAGACGTAGATAAAATCAAATGCAAGCTCCCCAATACTGTGAGTGTTCAATACCCCAATTTAACCGCTATTAATACAGATTGTTTCCGTGCAGCCGCCTACGGTGCATATATGGGTGACGCTGTATACGGACGTAGTGGATGTGGTTGCAACAACTACTGGGGTTAATCCGGTAAGAAAGGAGGTAGATATGTGGCCTAACTTTTTTACAGGATTCCCATTCCCATCAATCGGAAGAACAAATTTCAACACTCTTCCTACGGTGGCTGTAACAGTCGGTACTGAGAATGTGACTTTGGAACTTCCTAACCACGCATTCCGTAACAGGGATTATGTTGGAGGATTCTATATCAGCCTCCGTCAGGCTATACCTGCCGGCACGACTGCTACACTTCCGATATTGATAGGAACTAATGGGGACACAAGACCGTTGATGGCTTATAACAATGAGCCTGTGACTGTTGCAAACTTGGCTGGAACCGGCATCTATGAGATCCATTATAACAAGTACACCAACGAATTGTATCTTGTTAATGGAGGGTACAGACCGACAACGGCTCCGGCTCCTACAGTAGAAACCGCTTCTTTACGGAGCAAGTAATAATTAACATGGAGTTTTGTGGTGGTTCCCAAAATGGGAATAACCACACTCCTTAAAATTAAACAATCATGTTTCAATCACTTCGTACCAATAACCAATTGTATATACTTCATAAGGATGCTAACCCGTTTATCGAATACGGCCCGGTGGTCAGCGTTTCCGCTCCCAAGCCGAAATATCCTATGGCATCCCCTATGGGACAGTTGCCCCAAATGGAAATGGTTGTGGATGTTGTTGTCTGCATCAACGGGCAGAACACGACATTCCAAAATCTTCCTGCCGGCATGGATATAGCCGACTTCGGACAGAACGGGAATATCGTAGTGTCATGCTCGCGTGATGCTATGAATAACGAGGTCGCTTCTATGAAACAGAAAAGCATAGACATCATCAACAGCATGGACTTCCACAATTCCGTCATTGCAGGGTGTGACAAGATGCTTACGCTCTTGAACCCTGAATTTGCCGAGAAACAACGTCAGGAGCAGGAAATATCCTCTCTGAAAGGGCAAATGGCGGAAATGAGCAAGAATATGTCTGACCTTATGGATTTGAACAAACGGCTCATGGAACAACTCGGAGTGGTTGAAACATCCAAAACAAAGAAATGATTATGGGAATGTGGGAAATATTAGAAGAAGGGCGTGACGATTACGGACGCGGCTTCGGTATGAGAGGTGACGAAGTGGAGGAAGCCTACAAGGAAGGCTGCCGCAAAGGTTACGAAAAAGCCATGAGAGAGATGCGCGGAGAAATGGGTTTCCGTGATGGCGGAAGAAGTTATTCAGGTGGTGGAAGCTCATCCGGCATGGATGAACGCAGATACCCCGGATACTTTCCTGAATATCCGCGTATGGATGACATGGGCGAACGCAGACGCAGACGCGCTAACGGTGAGTTTTATTAATGGTGGAGGGGTGGAATGCCCCTCTTTTTAAATAAAGGTTATGGAACAAAGATTGGATACATACAGCAGATTTCCATCGGGCATGAGGGAATATCTGGAAGCATACGGCTTTCATTTCAGCAAGAAACTTTATGAATGGACCGTTTCAAAAATGAAGGTGAAAGACGAAGCCACGGGCAAAGAGAAAAAGCTGGAGCCGTGGAGCAAAGATGAAGTGGACGATATGCTGAAAGCGAACGGAATTACCATTGAGCACGACAAGGGTTATGACGTTGCTTATGTTGCAAACATGCTGAAAGCGGATTTCTATAAAAAATCATTGGTTGACGAGGCACACTTGTGCAAGCATATAAAGTGCTACCTTGATGATATTGATGGCGATCCTTGCAGGGCGTTTGACGAGTTCTTTGCCACCTGTATAGGTAAAGGGATTCCTGTAATTTGGTCGGATGTGATATGATTATTCAGGAGTTCTACATACCGAAATATGGGGACTGGCACGTCAAAGTGTATTATGCGGTACACACCTATTGGGCGGATCGGATCATTATGGACCTGTACCGTATAGGATGCAGGGGGGATTCCCTCAAGCGTGCGTATCGCAATCTGACCGAAGGCAGAATGAATACCGGTCTAACCTATTCGGACTACAGGAGAAGAGAGACAGTAATGGTTATCTCACTAACCTCTACCCCCGAAGAGTTTCAAAATTCGTGGGACCACGAAAAAGGTCATTTGTGCCGGCATATCTCCAAGGCTTTCGGGATTGATCCTTATGGAGAGGAAGCGCAATATCTCAGTGGATATGTCGGTCAAAAGATGTTCCCTGTAGCCAAAAAGTTCTTATGTGAACATTGCAGAAAAGGACTGGAAAAATAATAATCTAACAGAAGCGTTCTTTGACTTGTTGGAATTACCGCTAAAAATAATAAGGGATATGATTTGCAAATATGTAGACTTATCACTTAATTTGCATCATGAAGAAGGTGATTCATATACCAAACGTGGATAGAGATGAAAGAATAGGAAGCGCATTTAATCATCTGTTTCAAGTCATACAACAGACTGACAATTGTTGCATGAATGATTTATGCTGGGATTTAAGTAACACTTCTTTTTTTCATCCGTTTTTTCTCGCTCCGCTTGTTATATATAAGCAAAGGTGTGAGAAGAATGTGACATGCATAAACAGACCGATACGTATCACTGGCTATTTGGACTTGGTTTATTTTGAGAACCCATTACTTGTGGATGCCGGATCCAACATGAAAGAGGTTTTGGAGCCATATATCTCTAAAACATATTTGCCAGTATGTCAGTTTGATTTGCACAAAAGTAATATTGACGATTTACAAAGCATTCTTCAAAGAATTATAAAGACACAAAGTGGAGCTGATTATCGTATCGTTACTCCTCTTTCATATCTTTTAGGAGAATTGATTGATAACATGAACGAACATTCTCAAGGCAAGCATGGTTATATCTTTTCCCAGTATTTAAAGAAAGAGGATTGTATAGATTTGGTCTTGGCTGACGATGGAATAACCGTGCTGGGAAGTTATGTAAAGGCCCAAAAATTTTTGGATGAGATTAATGGGAATGATGCCGAAGCGTTAAGGTTGGCAAATGAGGGGAAGTCTACAAAGAACTTGCCTAATGCAGAAAATAGAGGATACGGTATATCTTCATCCAAAGAAATGCTTTCTGATGGGCTTCATGGCTCATTTTTCATGTTGTCCGGAGGTGCGTTTCATAGGCATGACAGCTCCGGTTCTGTATTTGTTAAGCTTCCCAATTCTATAT